GACTACGACTACCACCAGATGCAAGACATTATTGAGTCAATAGCCCCCTAAAAAGGGATGATATAATTATCATGAGGAAACAAGCCCTTTAATCTACATAAAGAAAAAAGAGGTGAAATACATGGCATATACACGTGGTAGTTCTAACGATATTATCGTTGGAGCAGCAGCACTCTTCACATACGAAGATGGCGCACTAACAGATGCAGCACTACCAGCATACGTATCAGGAACATCATACAAGGAAACCCTTGCAGGTGAAACTCCAGAATTTCGTAATGTTGGATACACAATGAATGGTTTGGAAATTCAATTCCAGCCAGATTTCGGTGAAGTTGCAGTAGATCAGGTTCTTGACGTTGCTAAGTTGTTTAAGCAAGGCATGCAGGTAAACCTAAATACTACATTCGCAGAATCAACACTAGAGAATCTCCTATTTGCATTAGCAGGTAAGGATTCATCTCTAGCAACAACAGCAGGAAACCCAACACTTAATCTTTCAGCAGGCGATATTGGCGATGTGCCAGTAGAGCGTGGTTTGGTTGCAGTTGGTCCAGGAACTGGAGACGCTACAGAAAATATTGAGCGTGTCTACGTTGCATACCGTGCACTTTCAATTGAGAGCGTATCAGTATCAGCAAAGCGTGACGAAGCGACAATGTTCGAAGTATCATTCCGTCTTCTTCCAAACGACAATGCATCATACGGTAAGATCGTAGATCGTACTGTTGGCGTTGGCGCATAATACAACTAAATATAAGATTAGCCCAGACCCTTGAAAGTCTGGGCTTTTCTGTTTCTATTTGATATACTTGTATAATGGCTACAGAAATATACAACACTGGAATTATTTATTTAGTTGACGGGACTGAGTTAGAAATATCTCCTCTTAAGATTAAATATTTAAGAAAGTTTATGAATGACTTTGAAGGTGTCAGAAACGCTAAAGGGGACATTGAGGCTATATCTGCTCTTGCTATTTGCGGAATGAATTGCATGAAACAGTATATGCCAAAGATTTCAAAATCAATTGAAGATTTTGAAGATGCAATAGATTTAAAAAATATCTATAGACTATTAGATTATGCTGCAGGAATTAAAGTAGATGCAAAATCTGATGAAGGTGTAAAAGATCAAGCAGTTAAGTCTGGTGCGACTTGGGAAGATCTTGATTTGGCAAAACTAGAGTCAGAAGTTTTTTTGCTGGGTATTTGGAAAGACTTTGATGAACTAGAACGATCTTTGTCAATGCAAGAAATAACTGCAATACTAAATATAAAAAGAGAAGAAGATTACGCTAAGAAAAAATTTATGGCAGCAATGCAGGGAGTCGACCTAGACAAGAATGCTCAAAAGAGTAATGCCTGGGAAGATATGAAGGCCAGAGTGTTTAGTCGTGGGCAAGCAAATAACTCAAGAGATATTCTTGCTCTTCAAGGTCAGAATGCATCAAGTGCTGGATTTGGTATTGGAATGGGTCTAGACTACGAAAAAATAGACTAAAATACGCCTATCGCTATGGTATAATTAATTAACAAACCTATTGGAGGAAAGAATGTCAGAACAAACAACTAAAAAGATTACTCTCATCGATGGCACAACCATTGATGTTAGACCGCTAAAGATTTCTTTGCTTAAGCCTTTTATGAAGAGGTTCCAGGAACTTTCAGATGTGTCAGACAATAACGATGAGTCAATGAACGTACTTCTAGACTGTGTTGAAATTGCATTTAAGCAGTACGTAAAGGAAGAAGTTACTCGTGAGCAATTAGAAGATAATATCGACTTGCCTACAGTATACGCAGTAATCGATGCAGCATCTGGTATCCAACTTACAGATCCTACAGCATTGCTTACATCAAAATAATAAAAAATGAATAGGGGTGTCATGAACAGTGTCTGATGTAAATGCTAATATTGGTATACATTTTGACACTAGTGATGCTCTCGCTCAACTAAGAAGGCTTCAGGCTGGACTTAGTAAATTCAATCAAGCCTTAACAGAAGGCAATGTTGCTGCAGCAAATGCACAAAAAGGTTTAAACTCACAACTTATCCAGTCTATTAATTCGACTGGAAAGTTTGTGGCATCACAAAAGACAATTGCTACAAGCACTACATCATTTACTAATGCTCTAGAAAAGAACAAGTTGAGCATGGGTCAGTACTTTAGGTATACCGCTGCTGCTGCCACACTAAATAGCAAAACCTTAAAAGGTCTTTTTGCACAAGAAAAAGATGTTTTAAAGAGAGCAATGAAGGATAGAGTTAAAACTCTACAAACTCAATACGTTCAACTAACAAATGCTAGTGGCGAATTTGTCAAGGTTTTGCAGGTAGTTCCAAAACATCTTAAGATGGTAAATGGTCAGTACGCTGACTACGCAACAAGAACACAAATGGCTGCTCAAAGACAGCAGTTCCTTAATCAACTTCTCAAGCAAGGCTCTACTCAACTTCTAAATTTTGGTAAGAACACTCAGTGGGCAGGTCGCCAGTTGATGGTTGGTTTAACCATTCCTCTTTCAATCCTTGGATCAACAGCAGCCAAGGTCTTTAGGGAAATGGAAGAGGCTACTGTAAGATTTACAAGAGTTTATGGAGACATGACTACTACTGTTGGAGATACTGACAAGGCAGTTGCAGAAATTCAGTTGCTTGCAAAAGAGTTTACAAAATTTGGTATTGCTGCTAAAGACACAATGGAAATGGCAGCCAAGGCTGCAGCAATGGGTCTTACTGGCGCTGACCTTCAAGCACAAGTTACAAATGCAACAAGACTTGCCGTACTTGGTCAGGTAGAACAACAGCAAGCACTTGAAACGACTATATCTCTTCAGAATGCTTTTGGTATTTCTGCAGATCAACTTGCAGCAAAGATTAACTATCTTAACGCAGTAGAAAACCAAACCGTTCTATCTATTGAAGATTTGACAATTGCTATTCCAAAGGCTGGCCCAGTTGTAAAACAACTTGGTGGATCTGTAGAAGATCTTGCATTCTTTATGACAGCAATGAAGGAAGGTGGAATCAACGCATCAGAAGGTGCTAACGCACTTAAGTCTGGTCTTGCTTCTATGATCAACCCTTCAAAGAAAGCAAGTGAATTTTTAGCGGGACTTGGAATTAATATTAAGGGAATTGTTAATGCTAATGCTGGAGATCTAAAGGCAACCATAATAGGATTTTCAAGAGCACTTGATACACTAGATCCGCTTAACCGTGCTAGAGCAATTGAGCAGATGTTTGGTAAGTTCCAGTTTGCTCGTCTATCTACACTATTTCAAAATGTTTCAAAAGATGGAAGTCAAGCATCTAGAGCGCTTGGTCTTGCAGGTGCATCAGTTGAAGAATTAGCAATCTTATCTGAGCGAGAACTTGGAAAAGTAGAAAATGCGGTTGGCGTAAAATTCCAGAAGCAACTTGAGAACTTAAAAATACAACTTATGCCAATTGGAAAAGCATTTCTAGAAGCAATAACTCCAGTTGTTCAGTTTGCTGCAAAGATGCTAGAAAAGTTTAACAACCTTAGCGATGGAACAAAAAAGTTTGTGGTTGGATTTGTTGGAGTTATTGGTGGAATTGCCCCAGTAGTTCTTATGACAGTTGGTCTTGTTGCTAACGGTGTTGCAAACCTTATTGCTTTCTTTGCAAAACTTCGTGGTGGTATTGCCAAACTTAATGGACAGAACAATGTTCTTGGCGGTGGATTTGATTATTTAACTCAGGCAGAGACAGAAAATCTTGCACAGACTAACGCACTCCATGTGTCACACACAGACCTAATATCAACATTTAATGTTGAAAAAACATCTGTAGATCTTTTGGCAGCAGCATACCAGAATGCAGCATCACAGGCTAGAGCACTTGCATCAGGTTCACCAGCACTGTTTAATGCTGTTCCAGGACCAAAGGGTGCAGTATCTGGTTTGCCAAAATTTGCAGATGGAAAAGTTCCAGGTAACGAATCTGAAGGAGATAGCATCCTTGCACTAGTTGCACCAGGAGAAACAATTGTCCCTACAGCACTTTCAAAGAAATATGCTCCACTTTTGAAAGCAATCATGGGAGACAATCTTCCAGGATTTATAAAAGGAAAAAGATCTCTTACTGCTGACCAAGACTCATTTGTTACACAAACATCAAGAATTACTCCATCGCAACCAGGCGTTGCTGATGAAATGGCTAAGCAGTTAGAATTTATTAATAAGACTTCTTCAGAAAACCTACTTGCATATGCAAGAGCAACAGGAAGAACAGTAACAGATGCTAGTGAAGAATCACTTGCAGAAATAAGAAGATCTCTTGTAGCAAGCGTAAAAGAAATATTTACCACTGTTGCAACCGCAGCAAGAGAAAAAGGAAAAACATTAACTGTTGCTGCAGTAAAGGCTGCAACTAAAAAAGAAGGAACTGCTGGTCCAGATTCGAGTGTTCACGAGTTCTATAATCCTAGAGCAAAACAACAACTAGGATCACAATTTGCACATGCAGAAACATCTAGTTCTGTACCAATTGACCAACTCTCTAAAACAGTAACAATCACACATGAAAAAACACAGTCAGACCTTTTAAATATTCAAAGAGCAATTGATGCAAGCAATAAAAAGAATGGAACAAATGTTCCAATGCCTACAGCATCCCCAGTTAGTGGATTTGGTTATTCTCTTCAAGGCCAAGTAAATAAAGCCATGGCTGACGGTGCTCCAGAGATTGAAAACTTTAAGGGAGAAAAGGGTAGAACAGTTTCAACTGTTGACGCATTTCTTGAAGATTTTCAAGACAAGGGTGTTACAAAATGGGCAGACTCAGTTAAAATTGGCGGTGGAAATTTTGAAAGATTATCTGGAGCAATTAAAGAGTATGATGATCGTCTACTATCAGCAGTTCAAGAATGGAAGCAAAATAATCCAGGAAAAACATTTACAGATGCAGACTTTCAGTCTATCGAACAGACTGTGCGTACTCAAGTTGCTGGAATAGATACTGAACTTGGTCAAGTTCTTGCAAAGGCAAAAGAGGTCGTTACAGGAATTAGACTACATATGACTCAAGAGCAGAGAGATATCGCTAATGCAGATGCTGTAGCAAGAGGAGAAAAGAACTCTAAGGGTGTGGCCTATAGTGCTGAAAATCCAAAGTATGATGAAGGCCGTTCGACATATCAGGCAGGCGGTACAGAAAGAAGAACACCAGAAGGATTGGGAAGATTCTCTGAAACAGTATCAGATGATTTAACAGAAGCAGAAACAATTGCAGAAACAAAGTCTCCATCAAAGAGAACTGAAAGGCTTGGAGTCAATATTGGAGAAGGACTAAGAATTGGTCTTGAAAGAAAAACAAAAGAAGTAAAGTCTCAAGCAGACCAACTTGCAGAGGCATCAATTCCAAAGGTAGATACTGCTAATCAGGCAAAGTATGATGCTCTAAAGAATGACCCAGAACAAAGACAAATCCAGAAGTCTATTGACAGACACTATAGAGATAAGTTTGGTTCTAAGAAGGTTTCAGTTCCAACCGCAAGTGAATCAACAGAGACATCTTTAACAGTAGATGTTGATCCTAAGGCACTTATGTCTGATATGTCTGCAGTAAAGGCTGCTCGCCAGAAAGCAAAACAATTAGAAAAAGAAGCAGCAGATGCTGAGGCAGCAGCAGCAAAGATTAGAACTGAAGCAGCAAAATGGGAAGAAATTGCTGCCCGTGAAAAAGGCAAGAACATGCAAACTGCCGAGAATGCGAAAGACCTTAAAAAATTGGCTGATGAAGCAGAAATTAGAGCAGCAGAAGCAAGAATAAAAGCAGCAGATGCAGAACTTGCAGCAGCAGAACTTGAAGGAAAGACTCTTGTTATTTCTGACGAAGATGTCAAAACTCCAGGTAAAGTTCAAAAGATTCAAGATGATGTTCAAGAGGAAATTGTTAGTGGTACTCAAGAACAAGGCGATGGTCTAAGAAGAATTGTTGAAGGAACAGAAGATACCGTAGACTCAACTGTTTTAGTTGCAGATAAAACAGATGAACTTGCAACAGTAATTGGAGAAGGTATTCCAGTACAAACAGACAACTTGGATAACGTAATAACAACAGCAAACCTAAATGATGCAATTGTGGGAGCCACTGGAGACATACACGGATCTACAATAGATACAGCAATGTCTCAAGAAGATATAAATGAACTACAAGAACAAGAAAAGTTTTTAAGAGAGCAACTAAATAGTAACCTTGCAAAACAAAATTCTGCTCTTGCAGCAGGTAGCGATCTTAGCCAAACAGGTAAGAAGAGATATACCGAAAAACAAGCACTTGCTGAAGCATACGGTGATGGAACAGCAGAAAACCCAGGGTATACAATGGACAAGAATGGGCACTTACTATTTGATCCAGAGTTAGATGAAAACGGTAAGAAGCAACCAACAACCATGACTGAGAAACAGATTAAAAAGAAGAAGCGTGGTATGCGTAGAGAAAAGGTTTCAAAGTATTCTGGTAAAGCAACTGGCGCTCTTGGAGTTGCAACGATGGCAGCAGGAGCCCTAGGAGCACCACCACAGGTAACAGCAGCACTGGGTACAGCAACTACGGTAGCACAATTTGCTCCAATGCTTGCAGGTATGGGTCCAGTTGGTTGGGCAGCAGCAGGAATCATGGCAGTAGGCGCTGGAGCATACATGCTTAATAAGCACTTTGGTGATATGGCTAAGGCTGCAGGAAAGTTTGCAATTCAAACATCGGCTACAAGAGAAAGCATGAAGAAGATGGGAGAACTAACTGGAAAAGTTGGTGCCTCTCAGATTATGGACAGGAGAAGACAGGGATCTCAGTATAACAAATATAATGAGTCATATAAAACACCAAGCACATTTGGTAAAAAGTTTATGTCTTCAGATCTTGGAAAAGAAGCAAAGAAAACATTTAAAGAAAATATTGAAAAGTTTGGTGATCAAAAAGCCGTTGATGATCTTGCGCTAAAGTTAGCAACACAAGTGGCAGATGGTGTATTGACTGGAGATCAAGCAGACAGCATTGCTCAAGCCCTAGGAATTTCACTAGGCAAGCAAAGTGTTGGAGTCCAAGTAATTGGACAAATGAAAACCATGATTGGTCCAAATGGAGAAAATCTTAAAAAAGAACCAGTAAAGGCAAGGCTTTTATTGTTGGCAAATGCAAGAAACAGAAGCATGAAAGCAAGCAAGAGCGCTGAATCAAAGGACACATCTTTTACCCAAAGAAGAAAAGATATTGCTGCTCTAGCAGCATACAACATAAACAATGTTGAAATGGCAAGTATGCTGGCAGATCAAGTTGCTATAGAGTACGAAACACAAAAGAAAAAACTAGAAGCAGAGATAGCATCTACTACAAACCTAGAGAAAAAATTAAAACTACAAACTCAACTTGGCATACTAAAGGATAAGGAAAAAGTAGATACAGAGGTAATGAACAATGCTATAGTTAATGAAATATTTGCAGCACAAGCAGACTTTAAGAAAAACTATAGTAGCCTTTCATTTGGTACTGGAGCAGAAAAAGAAGATGCATTTTTTGATTCATCAAGAGCAGTTGTTCAGAATGCATACAAAGGAACAGGACAAGAAAAGGCTTCAGAAGATTTCTTAAATAGAACAGAAGCATTTGGTGATCTTGGATCTACCGATAAAGAAACTGGCTTATTTAAATCAAATGGCCTTGAAGGACAATTCCAAGCGCAAGAACTACAAGCAACCATGGAACTTCTTGTTGGAGGAAAAGTTCTTTCACCAGATGAGGCAAACTCAATGCTTGATCTATTTGGATCAAGGCTTGGAGAATTAACTCAAGTTTTAACTTTGTCAATTAAAGAACATGGAACTGGAAAAACAAAAGAGTTATTTAATATGTTTACACAGTTTAAAGACAAAGATCTAGGTGCAGATCTTGTTCGCTATGTTGTTTTAAATAAAAAAGACCCAGCAAAGTTTGATGCTATTATGGAGACTATTTCAAACATTAAGTCTCTAGACGGTCTGTCAATTGATATGGAACTTTTATTAAAGGGTGGTGGACCAGTACTAGAAGAAATAGCAAGAAGAGTTGAGGCTATTGAAGGAATTAAAGCAGATATAGAAAAGCAAGACAAACAAGACAAAAAAGATAAAAAGAAGCCAAAGACTGAGGAAGAATCAGCAAATGATGTTTTGGATAGGGCAAGCAAGGCCGACTCTGCATCAAAGAATGCATTTGATGCGCTAAGAAACGATCCCGTTGCAATGGCAGAATTTGTTAAAATGTCAAGAGAATCGCAAATAGAATATGTACAAGATTTAGTTATAACCTATGCACAACAAAATACTATAACAGACGATCAACTTAAAGCACAAAGAGATGCCTGGGTTAATCTACAACTTATGACTAGTGAAGATACAAGAATGTTGGATAGTCGATCAAAAGAATATATTGCTGCAAAAGCAGAATTTGAAAGACTTTATGGCCTTAAAACTTCAGGACAAAGATCAGTAGACCTTCTTCCACGAGTAGTTCCAGACCCAATAGTTGTTAATGATGGAACAGGTGATGGCGATGGAACTAAAAAAGAAAGAGACGCAACATATGATGAACTAAACAAGCGTCTTAGAAATGTTCGTAACTCTGCAATTGATGCAGCAGGGGGATTAAAAGAACTACAAAGGGCCATCGCAGCAACTGGAAGCAAGGCTATTGGAAACAAGTTTAAAGGTCTTGAGCAGCAGTTAATTAATATGGGCCAGACTAGCCAATTCACAGATTATCTTTCAGGCCTTGATACAAAAGAACTAAAGAAGTTTGCTTATACAGCAACTGCTGCGGATGTAAAAAAGAAAAAGGGTAAGCAAAAATACACTCAGGTAGATCCCGAAACTGGAAAGATGGTTACCAAGTATCAAAAGTTTAAGGCAGGAGACACTGTCCTTACTCAAACTGGTAGGGATATGGAGCAGGGATACAAGAAGGCTATTATTGGAGATTACAATAAGGAGCAACTTAAGTCTGTTACTCTTGCTAAACAAGAAATTGCAGCAAGAGGAAAACTCCTTGCCCTTGGATTTGATGAAGTAGATATTAAGACAATGCTTGCAGATGAAAACTATAAAACTCTTATTGCCACAGGCAAGGTAACAAAGCAAGAACTAGAAACAAATGCTGCCCTTACAAAACAACAAAGAATTAGAAACCAGATTAATGGGGCCGTTGCAGGACAAAAGGATTTGCAAAAGATTACAGCAAATCAAAAGAGAATTCCAGAAGTTGTAGCAATGATGCAACAAGGTGGCATGAGCGCAGAAGCAATTCGTGCAGCAATATCTGACCCAGAAATGCTAGATACATTAATTAATGGTATGGACAACTTTAGTACTCTTGCAAAAGATGCCCAGGATGAGTTTAACCATTTGCTTTCACAGATTAATGAAATACCAGAAAGAAAAATTATTGAAATTGTATTTACTCAAACAAAGGAAGAAAAAAACATTAAGGCTGCTGATGCTGCACTTGAAATGCTTGATGTTTACAAAGAGATTGACGAAAATACTTTAAAAAATAAAGAAGGAAATACTTTTGCTGGTCTTCAAGTAATGATAGAAGATCTAAATAATGATGCCAAGATTGCACAAAATGCTATTAATCAAACTCAATCTCAAATCGATACGATGCAAAAAGAAGTTGATGCAGACCAAAGGGCCATTGAAACAAACTTTACTAGACCAATAGAAAAGAAACAAAGAGATATTGAAAAGTTAACAAGAAGTGCTGAACTTAACTTTACTAGACCAATCCAGGCATTACAAGAAAGATCTGCTGTACTATCCCATGACTTAGAGGTTATGAATAAGGCTGCAGAAGCAATCAATGAGAAATATGATAAGCAGCAAGAAGCGCTTACAAAGGTTGCGGAAATAAATCAGCAGATTATCAATCAACAGCAGCAGCAACTTGGTTTAGCAGATGCGCTTTCTCAGGGAGATATTTCAGCAGCAGCCAAGGCAGTTCAAGATATTCGATCCACCAACGCAGCAAACTACGCCACCAGCGCCCAGGACGCTTTACAAAAAGCAAGAGAAAACGAAGTAGGGGGTCTTCGTGGAGGAGTAAGTGGAAAGTCTCAGAAAGAAATTGAAGCAGAGCAATGGGATATTAGTCAAAAAACTTATGACCTTGAACTTAAAAAGGCTGCGGTAGATAAAGAAATACTTGGAATACAAGATTCAATATATGCTCTAGAACAACTTAAGATAGCAGCAACTGACGCAATTCAAGTTAAGACAGATGCAATTGCTAAGATTACTTTTGGAACATTACTAGATCAACAAAATGATCTTAAAGCAATTCAAGACAAAATTCTTCCATTACAAACACAAAGTGATTTGCTTGCTAAACTAATTAAGGCAAATGACAGCAATAGAATAATTGGTGAAAAGACTAGAAAAGATTGGGAGTTAACAAAGAAAGAAGCAGAGGCTCTTCAAAAACTTGCAGCAGGAGATTTAGCCCTAGCAATCGCTGCAGCAAGCACTGAATCTGCAAAGATGAAGGGCTCATGGGAAAAGATAAGAGAAGCCTATGACGCAATTAAAACTAAGTCTATTCAAATAACTGAATATATTAATAGAGTCTATAGCCCTATGCCAGCAGGAGCAGATGATCCAGGGGCAGATGATCCAGGAGCAGATCCAGACGCAGCCAAGGCTGCAAGAGATGCAGCCATAGCAGCAGCCCTTAGAAAGTTAACATCTGGACAAGCAATGACTGATGAAGAAAGAGCATTGCTTGGAATGGGACCAAACCCTAAGCCTGGAAATGGCAGCACTGGCAGCACTGGCAGCACTGGCAGCACTGGTAATAGTACTAGTGGAACAGGTAATTCAAATACAACAACAACCGCAGCCTCAGCAGATGCTGCAAGAGCAGCAGCAGAAGCAAAAGCAGCAGCAGCAGCCAAGGCTGCAGCCCAAGCAAAGATTGATGCAGCAAATGCAAATAACAGAAAACTTTTAGCAGAGTTGCAGGCAAGAGCAGCAGCAATTCCAAAATCAAGAACAAAGCCAGGAACGGGTATGTATCTTGGATCAATGTTCATTCCTCCAGTAACTCAAAGACTGGTTGCAGGAACTGGTGTTGTAGTTAACGGAAGACTTGTAGACCCAGTCTACAAATATTCTGGAGGTATGATTGGAATGAGGCCAGGCGGATCAGATACTGTACCAGCAATGCTAACTCCTGGAGAATTTGTAATGAGTCGATACGCAGTAAATACCCACGGCACAGATAAAATGAAGGCAATTAATTCAGGAGCAAGCGTAGGAGATTCAGTGTATAATTATAACCTAAGTGTTAATGTTAAGTCTGATGCAAATCCAAATGAAATTGCCAAGACCATTATGGCACAAATTAAGCAGATAGACTCACAAAGAATGAGGGGGACTAGAATCTAATGGCTACTTCAGCATACATGACAGGAAGACGAAAGTATAATCGTCCACAGGCTGTTCTATTCTCTAATAATCCTGGCACTCTTGTTAATGGTCTTTATGTTCCGAATGGTTTTGAAATTGGTCAAGACCCAGGGTCTACAATTGACCCATCGATATTAGATGAATTTTTAATTCTTTCAGACCACAATAGATCTGAGATTAAGGTTACCCCAAACCGAATAGAAAAAAGAGAAAGAATGATTAATGGGCATATGCGTTCATACCATATTGCTGATAAAATGAACTTTGATTTTTCATGGGACGAACTGCCATCAAGGGCTTTTGCATTGAGGCCAGACTTTAACACCAGTACAGGGAAAAGTACGCTTATAGGGCCATCAGGGACCCCATCAGCACCACCGCAGCAGTACACCGTGGATGGCGGGGCAGGCGGAGGAGAACTTCTTGACTGGTATGAAAACCATACTGGATCATTCTGGATGTTCTTAGCCTACGACAAGTATAATAATTTTGGTAGTGATAATGCAGCCTATGGACACCTAAATCAATACAATGAAATTGTAGAAGTATATATTTCAAAGTTTGACTATACAATTGCAAAAAGAGGACAGAAGCATGATTTCTGGAATGTATCTCTTTCTTTGGAAGAAGTATAATGTTCAAAAATGAAGAACTCCAGAAACACCTAGAAGAGTCTCAAACAATCAGAAGCCGTTCTGCAGTGATTGCTGAATGGAATATGAACATACCTGAGAACATAGAAAAAATTGGAAACTATAGATACAGACCCACACAGCCAGAATCAAAGTTCTTTTTACTACCAAACACATTTGATATGAATGATGATGGTCAATATTACACAGGGGCAACTGACTCAGATGTAAAAATTGATGGTGGGCTAGATGAAGAGAATGAGAACATTCCAACAACTATCTTAACAAAGAAAGAAAAATTTAATACTATATATTCTTTAGAAGATTGTTTCAAGCAATTTAGACCAAGGTCTGGAATCAATAAAGCACGATTTATTGGAAAGTCCTATACTCATCACGCAAATGTGACGATGGCTAACAGACCAAGATATTACATGGCGGATAGAAAAGATCCATTTAAGTATTGGACATCCTACAGAAAAGAAGATAGCATAGAGTATGGAGTTGCAAACAAACTAGTTAATAGTCAAAACTCTATAGAAGATACAGTTCCATTTGTGGTTTATAAAAAAGATATTCCAACCAATAGAATTGTTATTAAGATGCAAACACATACGGGAGATGTAAACCTAGGCTCATTTACTTGGGATGGCAAAACATTCTTAGACCCATTTTACGGTGATTCAAATAAAGCAACTCCCAAGAAGTGGAAGATTCAAACATTAAAAAATAATAACTGGGTAGACACAATTTCTTTTAATGCAAACTCTACAAGGCCAGATGGAACTCCGATCATTGGTTCTGACGGTTATGTAGAATTAATGTATGGTCTAAAGGTGCCAGATAAATACAAAAAGATATTTTCTTTTGCTGAGACAATATCATCTACAGTTGTTCTTCCAGATAAAAATATTGATGGATATGCCTATCTTCTTATTGAGAATGAAAATGAAATTGGAAGGTTCTATATTTGGAATGATGGGATATACGAAACATTTGTTCCAACCTATGGATGGCAACTTGCAGAAGAGGAAACATCAAGGCTGACAAATTTTGTTACAGACTTTACCAACCCAAGTTTTTATAATTCTGCATCAGAAGGTGTTAAGAAGTTCCGTGAATTTGAAAATGTTCGTGGTATCAGAATTGTTGTAGATACCATGACAAAAGTAGACACAACCTTTGACCTAATTGAAATATCTCCTAGACTTGCATCAAACATTACTAATATGGTAATGGATTTCTCAGTTACAAAGAGTGCATCAGATCTGGGCATTAGCGGATTACCCGTAGGACAACTTCTGGCATCTACAGGAAAGATTAAGATATTTGACTATGATGATTCTTTTTCTGAGATAAATCCAAACAGTATAATTAGAAATTATCTTTCTAGAAATATTCAGTTTAAGTTCTATGATATTGTTGTTGACTTGGGTGGATATGACTATTACATACCAATCAAAACAATGTACTCAGAGTCATCTCCAGAAGTTTCAAACTCAGACAAGATTGCAGATATTAGTCTTAGAGACATGTTCTTTCATTTAGAGTCTTCTATTGCTCCAGAAATGTTATTGACAAATGTTTCTACAAGTTCTGCAATCTCCCTGCTTTTAGATTCTACTGGATTTTCGAACTATACATTTAAAAGAATTCCTGGAGAAAAAGAAATGACCATTCCATATTTCTTTATTCCACCAGACACGAGTGTTGCAGAAGTATTAGAAGACATAGCAATATCCACACAAACAGCAATGTTCTTTGATGAGTACAATAATTTTATAACAATGAGTAAAAATTACATTATGCCATCTCTGACTGAAAGAGAGACAGATATAACTCTGTATGGCACAAAAGATCAAACAAAAAGCGGTATTGTAAATAATTTCCATACAAACAACAAACTTGCCAATATCATTGAATTTACTACCAACGATACTAAGCCATATAACGATGGAAAGATTACCTATACATCAAGATCAATTCAAAGATCTATAGCATCTACTAGCCAGGCAATGCTTATTGATAATGATAGAACATATATATATAAGCCAGTTCTTTTATGGGAAGTTACTGGAGAGGATAATCTAAAGTCTTCAAATGGTCAGGTTGGAAACCAGTCAAACTATCTTCTATCTGCTATACCGCTAAACTCTAATCTTTCAGCATCAGTTCCAACAGTTGTTAACAATGTTTTACAAAATAACACAATGAATTTTGGAGAGGCCGTATATTGGCTATCAAGGTACAATGGATACTTCTATGCGGGTGGAGAAATAGTAAAGTATGACGCAATAGAATACAGTGTTGCTGGAGTTGGAAATGTTTGGATTACAGATGTTCAGGAGTATTCTTCTTACCTTTCCAAGGTTCCTTTTAATGGAAAAATGTATCCTACAGGGTCTGTAAGAATCTATGCTGAGCCAAACTATGAGGAAGTAAGTGGAGTTTTAAGATTAAAGAATGGAGCAGTAGCAAAGCACGGAAGAGGTCAATTTGGAACACCAGTTGTTGCTCATAGTGCAGGACTAAGCCCCTACTGGTCTGACAACGCAAATCTTCGTGGAGTAACTATGAAGTCAGATGTCTTGTTTAATTCATCCGCCTCAGAACTTCCAACTAGCGCAGCAGGTTTGTCACAAGGTGCTGCAGGTCTAACTGCATTTGTTAATCTTGGAACACCCCCAGTTGAGACACCATTGACAAGTAATGAACTTGCTAAAAAAACAACAAGAAATGGAATCATTAGAAACTTCTTGGCATCTACCTATCTAGATCAATCCACCACAAATACCCTACAAAGCACACAGGCTGGAGCAGTTCAGTCTTCAGCCCTAGTTGTTAGTGGGCCAGTTCTTACAACCTATCCAACTGCAAACCAGTTTGTTTCTTATGTATATAAAAAACTATCAAACAAATTCACACACTTTGGAACAAGAGTAAGGATTGTTGGTAAGATAGAAAATAACACTGACTCTGGGCAAAGCGCTGTTGGAAATTCGACATACTATGTTATCCCAGGAGATGATCCTTCAAAAAGCATAAGCATCGCAGGTGGCGGTGGAGGCATGGCAGTATTGATAAACCCAGAAACAAACAATGGTTATTATTTTGAGATTGCTGCATTGGGATCTTCTGGACTTACTAACAAAGAAAATTCAAATGTAAACAATGTTTTCTTTTATAAAATATTAAAAGACAATTTAAACAATGCCGTACCAGTAAAACTTTGGGAGGGGCTAACAAGTATAACTGTAGACGACGGAAACTTTGTTGGTCAATACAGAGTTGCAGCAGAAGAAAATCCAACAGTATACGATCTTTCTGTAGAGTATCAAGATATTGGATCAATCAGAAGATTTTTCCTATATATCAACAACACACTAATTAAAACTGTAGACGACATATCTCCTCTTCCAATCTATAACAATATGGCACTCTTTGTGCGAGGTGGATCAAGATTGATGTTTGAGAATGTGTTTGCTATTTCAAATAATTATTCAAAAAACACAGCCTATGCGCTAAGCACACCAGTAAACTCAATCTTTGATGATGGAGAAATAACGGTAAATGAATCTTTTAGAAAATATTCTATGAGTGGAATTGTTCAGTCAACATATTTATCTGGGATAGAATCTTCAGACTCTCCATCCCACAATATATATTTTGAAGAATTCGGAACAATTATGCGTGAAGCATCCTTGTTTAATGTAAGATATGACAAGGCTTGGCCTGCACTATACGCAAAGATGTCTCCAACATTTAATAGTTTAAAGGGATACACGGTCTCTGGATTTAGAGCAGGTTCTTATGGAGCAGAGTTTATGATATTTAATTCAACAGATACAGCGCTTAGTCTTTCATCTGAGTCTGGAAACTATTTAAGAATTCAGGGTGTAACATTTACGCAGCAGTCGGAAGGCTCCTTGAGTGTAGACGAATATTTTTCTAAAGTTTCTAATCTAGCAGATCCAAATATTAGTAATGGTGTAGTCATTACTTCTCCACTTAAAGCAAAGAAAGACTATGAAGACATAAAAGTTAGTCGACTTACCTATGGTAATAAGGATTTTAATTTAAATGTTCCTTATGTTCAAACAGAAGACGATGCTAATGATTTAATGAAATGGACAATATCAAAAATAATGAAACCAAGAAGAAGTATTGGTGTGAAGGTTTTTGCATTGCCAACAGTTCAACTTGGAGATATTGTCAAAGTTGAATATTTTGAAAATGGAATTAACAAGGGTGGAAATAATAGATTTATTGTTTACAGCATCCAGTATTCAAAATCAGATAAGGGTCCAGATATGACACTATACTTAAGTGAGGTGGTCTAATGTCAACAGAAGCAACTTCTCCACAACCATCAAATAACAGTACTTCAACAGCGTATCCAGCAGTCAAGGTGGCAACCCCAGACTTATTTATTTTTAAGGATGATGTTATCCCTGAACAGTTAATGATAGATTTAATATTTGAAGACATCGGGGGACATGAACTAATTACCTTATCTAGAAATGATTTAATCTCTGGTCAAACAATTTCATACCAACCAATTAAAAACATAAGTAGCCTTTACCTACAATACAATCCACAAAACATTCTAAACCTACAGGATACATCAGTTACGATATTTAAGAATTTTCCTATTAAGATTGAAAAGTCTTTGCCTGCAGTAGGAACTGGTCCTGGTGGAAAAACTGTATATATAAACGCTGATGGGGATCTTGTGATAGAGGTAGTAAATCTTGAGCCAGACGAACAACTAGATGTGCAGATTTTGATTTCTGGAGAACGACTTAATGGTACAATATATGAGGGGACAATTTAATGATTACAGAAAAAGGAAAGTCTATTATAGCCAAATATCTTATTGGCCAGGCTCCTGCATACGCATCTTATATTGCTGTAGGCTGTGGGGCTAAACCACTTGATCAGTCAACTGGAGTATTTGGAGACTATTCAGAACAAAAATCTCTTGATTTCGAGATGCTAAGAGTTCCTATTATTTCCAGGGGATTTGTCAACGAAGATGGCGATGATAAGATTGTCCTAACAGCAGAACTACCATCTGATGAAAGATATGAAATTACAGAGGTTGGAGTTTACTCAGCAGGATCAAACTCATCTGCAGGATCGCTAGACAGTAGAGCGCTATTTTCTTTTACCCAAACAGAGAACTGGGAATATCATAAAGAGACAGCAGCAACATCTATTAAGATTGTTTATGATCCACTAGATGGAAACGACGCAGACAATGTTATTAATGAGACAGAAAATGTTTTTCAGACAAATGCAGACAACAGAGTCTTTACGGACGACACGAGACTTGACAGAAACGAAAGATGTAGATTTTTAAATAATATAATTCTTATGTCTGGAAACTCTTCAAAAATTCAATCAACAAGCGGAAAACTATCTATTCTTCCACAGTGGACAGTAGGTCAAACAACATACAAGTCCGAGCACATACACTTAAACGGTAATAACATTGATCTAAATAGACAGTCACCAAAGGATGAGTTAAGACTAGCATTCTCAGTAGTAAATAGAGATGGAAATGCTTCAGTCAATCCAAAAAGGGTTATGCTTCTTTTAGAGTTTGACTCTGCAGATGCTCACAATACTGGTCAGTACGCTAGGTTTGAGGTAGATATAACACACGCAGCAGGACATGCTTCTAACGATTTTACTACCAATAGATATTTTGTTATTAATAAAAAACTTGAAGAATTAACAAAGGCTACATCTTTTTCTTGGAGCGCAGTTAACACTGTTAAGATCAGCGTTTGTATCCTTGATCAAAACGATAATCCATCATCTGATTTTTTTGTAGCCCTAGATGCATTAAGAATTGAAAATACAGACGATCTCAATATCCTTTATGGTTTGGTAGGATATTCTGTTATAAAAAATGTACAAGCCAGACCAATTTTAAAATCTGCTAACAGCACAAACTTTGTTGAGTTTAGGTTTAATATTGGTGTTGTGTAATGGCAACAGAAAAAATAAAAAGAGTAATTATTCCAAAGTCAAAACTTCCTGCATATAGTGGAAATGATCAGGCATATGTTGTAAGATACAGGATAGTATCAGAAGATAGAAACAGAAACTCTCACTGGTCTCCACAGTATAAGTTGCCAATCCCTGCTTATATAGATAATGATACTCCAGCAGTAAATTTTGCCATAGGGCTAGATGCAACTAAGAAAATTATATCTATAGCGTGGACTCCAACACCAGATATCAATAATGAGTTTGATGTATACCTAAAGTGGGATAGTGCTGATTGGGTATTTGAAAAGAGAGTTTTAACTCCATCATATACAGTATTGGCAAAGGCTGGAGCAACATCTGTAAAGGTTTGTGTTCAGATTCCAACATTCCCAAACAAGAAGTTTGAGCATGCCAAAATTTTTGAATCTAATTCGATTAGCCTAGTGGTATAATAGTAGTATGACTATTCCATTACCTGAGCGTGGCCAACCACTAGATGTTGGATACATATACACAATTGTAGAGTCTTTAAATAAATTAATTGCACAGACACCACTATCTACATCAAAATATGTAACAATAGATGTTCCAGGAATTGGTCAGCAAAGCGTTAGAACATCTGATGCGAAGATTATTGGTGGCTACAAGGAGATCGTAAATAGCGCAAGTAAGACAAAGGGAGACTCGGTTGCATTCTCTTATGACTTTAACACTAGTTTTAAATATACACCTATCGCTGTTGCTACACCGCTAAACATTGCCAATACCTCTGCTGGAAAGAATGTTTCAGTTGTTCTAAAAACTGTGACTACTTCAAAAGTTGAGGGTGTAGTAATTTTTAATGAAACTGGAGATGTAACCGTTGCATTAAATATTATAGTGGTAGGAATTCCTAACTAATGCTTAGATGCTCAAGATGCAAGGGAAGAATGTTTGTTGATAGACAGTATAGTTCTCCTATGCATTTAGAAACATATTGCATGCTTTGCGGAAATAGAAAATTTTTTAATCCACCAAACGATTCATTGGAGGGGAAATGGCTTTTAAAAAAGGAAGCATTGAAAGCGAAGGCTACAATCTCGCCCCTGTAATTCCTGGTAACAAAAAAGTTTGGTTTTTAAATGGTGATCTTGTAAGAGTTCATCACCTCAATCGTTCTAATGGAATCATGTCTGTATACAATATAACTCAGGACAGAATAGAAAGTTGTCTAATCGGTGACTTTAAAAAGAAAAGGCAGAGAGCCTATACTGTTAGAGAGACTGCTGATTTAGTTAATCGTCATAAAAAATATATGCCATCATTAATGAAACGAGGAGTCATTCCATTTCCAACGGGATCTCAAAAAGGTGGGGCAAGAGGATTTCAAGTAAGATCATATTATTCAGAATCGCAAGTAAAAGAGATCCGTGATATACTTGCTACATACCATATTGGAAGACCAAGAAAAGACAATTTAATAACAAATGATATGACACCAAGCGCTCAAGAGTTGACAAGGCGAATGGGAGACGGTATACTTACATATGTAAAGACTGAAGATGGGAGATTTGTTCCAGTGTGGGGCGAATCTATTTAACGAAAGGCATCAAATGGAAGAAACAAAGGTATCAGTAACATTGGGATACACGCTTAACCTAGGAAATTTTCAATCTCTTCGATTGGATCTTGGAGTAGTTGATTCAAAGCGTGATGGAGAAAATACAGATCAGGCATTTGAGAGGGTCTATAAGTTTGTTGAAGATAAACTTGCTCAGAAAATTAACGAAGCAAAGTCTGAAATAAACGAGTAATGGCCGAACGCAAAGACCGTATGGCTTTGCTTTCAAGATACAGCAAGTATCATACCGCAAGGTACGAATCAAAGCCATCCCTTAATCTAAATGTAGAACAGTGGGCATCCGATGCTCTTGTTGAATCATATACTTTGTCTGGGTGTTACGATATACTTGAATATTACTTTAAGGTTGCAGAGAATCCTTCTTGGAACCACTTTGCATATAACGCAGAAAAAATATTGCAGGCACAAAAAGATAAAAAGAAAGACGACGAAGAGAGAGCAGAGCGTAGACAAATGGCTAAGGAGTGGCTAAGTGAATAACACTGAGGCAAAGGTAATATCTGCAGTCTTGCAAGATAAGCAGGTGCATGTTCTTCTCCAAGCAAATATTGATAATCTTCTTAGAACTCATACAGATCTTTGGGAGTTCATCAGAAATTACTTTGAGCACAACAGTTCTGTTCCTCCAGTAAATCTTGTTGTTGAAAAGTTTCGTGACTTTGAACCAGTAGCAGGAGTTGGTTCAACAAAGCACCACCTTGAAGAGTTGCAGACTGAATACTTAAATGATAGCCTTAAGGATATTCTTAGATCAGCAGCAGGAGATGTTCAGCAGGGACAAGGCAACAAGGCGTTAGATAATCTAATTACTCAGACATCAGAGTTAAAGAAAAACACTTCAGCAATTCGTGATATTGATGTAACTGATCTTGAGTCAGCAGTTGCATACTTTGAGAATTTAAAAATTCAGCAAGCAGCAGGTCATGTTGGAATCAAAACCAATCTTCCAGGTTTTGATAACTATCTTCCTTCTGGAATTATGCCAGGGCACTTGGGAGTCTTTCTAGCATACCCAGGTATAGGAAAGTCTTGGATGGCTCTATACTTTGCTGTACAGGCCTGGAAACAGGGCAAGAGCCCACTTGTAATCTCACTTGAGATGTCAGAAACAGAAGTTCGTAATCGTGTATTCACAATTATGGGTGAGGGGCTTTGGTCACATAGAAAACTCAGTAATGGTGAAGTTGAAATGGAAACCCTAAAGATGTGGCATGCAAAGCATCTACAAGGTAAGCCAGAGTTCCACATCATCTCAAATGATCAGGGTGGAGAAATTAATCCATCAGTGCTTCGTGGAAAGATTGACCAGTACAAGCCAGACTTTGTAATTGTCGACTATCTACAATTGATGGCTCCTAACCAGAAGTCAGACAATGAAACGGTACGAATGAAGAACCTTTCAAGAGAACTTAAACTAATGGCTATTGGTGAAGAGGTTCCTATTATTGCTATTTCATCTGCAACACCAGATGATGTTAATGATCTTAGCGGAGTTCCTACTCTGGGGCAAACCGCTTGGTCTAGACAGATCGCATATGATGCAGACTGGGTTTTAGCACTTGGCCGTGCTACAAATAGTGATATCATTGAATGCGCTTTTAGAAAGAACCGTAATGGTTTTATGGGAGACTTCTTAGTCCAGTGTGATTTTGACAAGGGATATTATAGATACAAAGATTTTGAAGATAAGTAGGTATAATATGAATTATGGTTCGTTATCATCACAAGCAGATAAAGAAGTTCAATTTAGATGGGGTCATCCACGATGAATCAGCCATAGGCAGGCTAAAGACTGAATACATCAGGCTGGTTGTCTCAGAAATGAAGATCAGTGGGTGTGTTCCAAGATTTGACATAGAGCCAGATTTTACGATAGACTATAATGAAAAGAAGAAGTACTTTGAGTTCGAATTAACAATATACGGAATATATGTAGGGAAAAGGAAAAGCGAATGGATAGCAGGAATAGACGGAACCAAACCAATAGGTATACCAAAGAACAGATCAAGAGAGTTCTCACAGGAGCAGGTATAGATGTTGAGTCAGAAATTGATTCCGATTATATAATTTTTTGTCCATATCACAACAACACCCGAACACCAGCAGGAGAAATAGACAAGTATAGCGGGACATTCTTTTGTTTTTCTTGTCAGCATGTTTCAAATTTAACAGAGTTCGTAATGCATGTTTCTGGAAGAACCTACTTTGAGTCTGAAAGATTTATTAAGAGCAAAGAGTCAGAAGGAAACCTAGAGCAAGATATTAATAAGGCTCTCTATCAAAAGCCAGAGTTTGTTTTATTTGATGAACTTATTCTTAAGCGCTTGCATAATAATCTTGTTTCATCAGACAGAGCAAAAGATTATTTTAGGTATCGTAAAATTGAACTTTCTTCTTGGTCAAAATTTTCTTTGGGCTACTCAGAAAAACAAGACATGGTAACTGTTCCAGTTCATAGCCCAGATGGAATTCCAATCGGGTTTGTAGGAAGATCCATTGAGGGAAAAGAGTTTAAGAATACTCCTGGACTTCCAAAATCAAAAACTCTTTTTAATTTAAACAGAGTAAAAATGTTGGATAGCGTGTATGTAGTTGAGTCTTCATTTGATGCTATCAGACTGGATCAAGTTGGTCTTTCGGCTGTTGCTACGCTAGGTGCCAATGTATCAAACACACAAATAGAATTGCTTCAGAAATACTTCAATAACATTATTGTTATTGCTGATAATGATGAGGCAGGAGGAAATATGAAATCTAAGATAGTTGAAAAACTAGGATCTCGTGTCTCCGTTATCAAACTAGATAAACAATATAAAGACATAGGCGATATGGATGATAAATCAATTAAGGAACTTGACTTCTCGTTTGACAAATCCATATACTCTATGCTAAACTAATATAACAACACAAAGGAGAAATATATGAGCGTAGTAAAGGGACTAAAAGCAATCAATGCCCTGCTCGACAAACCAAAATCAGATGGACCAAAGGTTCGTTGGCTAAAGTTAGCAGACGGACAATCAGCAAAGATTCGTTTTATTGAAGAACTTGACGAAGACTCTGCAAACTATAACGAAGGTCGTGGACTTGCACTAGTTGTCAAGGAACACACAAACCCAAAGGACTACAAGCGTAAGGCTGTAGACACAATGGATACAGAAGGTCGTGACTGGGCAGAAGAGATGCACCGCAAAGATCCAAAGGCTGGCTGGAGAGCCCGTCTTCGTTTCTACTGCAATGTACTTGTAGACGATGGCCTAGAGCCACCATATGTTGCTATCTGGTCAATGGGTATCAGCAAGCAATCATCATTTAACACAATCAAGGAATACGCAATGGAGACTGGAAGCATTTCAAATGTTGTCTGGAAGTTAAAGCGTAATGGTCAGGGAACTGAAACCAACTACACACTTATTCCATCTGCACCAGACAAGGAGCCATTTGATTGGACAGGCACAGAGCCATATCCACTAGAGTCTGCTCTTCGTAAGGTTCCTTATGCAGAACAAGAAGCGTTCTACCTTGGCTTTGACAGCCCATCCGTTACCAGCACAAATACTGACTGGTAATAGATGAATTACGTAGGCTTACATGTCCACACCCATTTTAGTTTATTTGATGGGATTGCTACTCCAGAAGAATACGTTGACCGTGCAGTTGAGTTAGGGATGCCAGCAATTGCCATCACTGACCACGGTACTTTATCTGGGCATAGGGAACTGCACCGTATTGCAAAAGATCAAATTGGTTTGGAAAACCTTAACAAAATTAGTGAACTTTCTTGGACAGATGGTTTCTTCAAGAAGCCACGATTTGATTTTAGTATATTAGAAAAATACAAAGAAGGAATTATTGTTTCTTCTGCTTGTCCAAGTAGCGTTTTAGTTAAAGCACTTGAAGAAGAAGAGTTTGCTCTTGCCAAGAAATACATATCTTGGTTTAAAGAACGCTTTCAAGATGATTATTATATTGAAGTTATGCCTCATAATGAAGCACACATCAATAAGTATTTAATTGAACTTGCAGATGAGTTTGGAATTAAGGTTATTGTTACACCAGACTGCCACCATGTTGACTCATCTCAAAAAGAAGTTCAAGAGTTTAAGTTGCTTATGAACACACACGGCAAGGTAATAAAAGAAGCAACATACGAAAAGTCAAAGAAGAAGACTGATATGATGGAACGCCTAGACTACCTTTATGGCGAAGACCGTCAGATAACATTTAACAAGTTTGATATTCACCTGCTCTCATACGAAGAGATTAAAGCAGCGATGGAATCGCAGGGCATTGATCGACCAGACATATACTCAAACACAATCCTATTAGCAGAGACAGTGGGAGACTATGGCATTCAAGAAGGATTAGACTTGCTACCAGTGCAGTACAAGAATCCTGACAAGGAACTTGCAAAGGCTGCACTAGAGGGTTTGGTAGAACGAGGTTTGTCAGAAAATCAAGAATACCTGGATAGACTTGAAGAAGAGTTGCAGATTATTAAAGATAAAAAGTTTGCACCATACTTTCTTGTTGTAAGTAATATGATTAACTGGGCAAAGAAAGAAGAGATTATGGTGGGCCCAGGTCGTGGTTCTTCTGCTGGTTCTCTTGTTTGTTATGCACTAAAGATTACAGACATTGATCCTATTGAGCATAATCTTTTGTTCTTCCGTTTTATTAATCCAGAGCGTAATGACTTCCCAGATATTGATACCGATATTCAGGACACCCGTCGTGAAGAAGTTAAAGATTATCTAGTTAGACAATATCGACATGTTGCGTCTATTGCCACATTCCTTCAGTTTACTGGAAAGGGAATCGTTAGAGATGTTGCACGAGTGCTAAACATTCCTTTGTCAGATGTTAACAAGGTTTTAAAAACTGTAGATACTTGGGATGACTTCTGCACATCTAAATCTACAAGAGAGTTTCGTGAAAAGTATCCAGAGGTAGAAATTTATGGAGAACAACTTCGTGGTCGCATTCGTGGTACAGGAATCCATGCTGCTGGTGTTGTAACTGCAAAAGAACCAATCTTCAGATACGCACCACTTGAAACAAGATCTTCAACAGGATCAGATGAAAGAATCCCTGTTGTTGGTGTTGACATGGAAGAGGCCGAAAGAATTGGTCTGATTAAGATTGATGCTTTGGGTCTTAAGACTTTATCTGTTCTTAAGAACACAATTGATATAATTAAAGAGCGAGATGGAAAGAAAATAGATCTTCTTAAGATCAAGATGGATGATGCAAATGTTTATCAGATGTTGTCAGATGGGTATACAAAGGGTGTGTTTCAATGTGAAGCAGCCCCATACACAAACCTTCTTGTTAAGATGGGTGTTAAAAACCTGAATGAACTTGCAGCATCAAATGCTCTTGTTCGTCCAGGTGCTATGAACACCATTGGAAAAGACTATGTTGATCGTAAGCATGGTCGTCAGAATATTTCTTATACTCACCAAGTACTAAAACAATTTACGGAGGACACCTATGGCTGTATTCTTTACCAGGAACAAGTTATGCAAGCATGCGTACACCTTGGCGGTATGTCCATGTCGGAAGCAGATAAAGTTAGAAAAATCATTGGAAAGAAAAAAGATGCTAAAGAATTTGATCAGTTTAAAGAGAAGTTCGTAGAGGGAGCATCTAAGTTTATTGCTCCAAATGCTGCTCGTGATTTGTGGCATGACTTTGAGGCTCACGCAGGGTACTCATTTAATAAGTCACACGCAGTGGCATATTCAACGCTATCCTACTGGACAGCATGGTTAAAGTATTATTACCCACTTGAGTTTATGTACTCAGTGCTAAAAAATGAAAAGGACAAAGATGCGAGAACTGAATATCTTATTGAAGCAAAAAGAATGGGCATTAGCGTTAAGTTACCTCACATTAACGATTCGGATATCGATTTTAAAATTGAGGGT